AAAGTTTCATCGAGTTCCATCTCTTCGTCCATACCTTCAGCTTCAGCTAGATCCTTACCGTACTTCATTTTTTCAGTACGTTTAGTTTCTTTACTTTCACCTCCGTCTTTACGATCAGATTTTTCTTCGAGTTCTTCTTTGGCTTCGTTCGTTGCTGCTTCTTCCATTTCTTCCTTTTCCATTTCTTCAAGTTTAGCTGAAAGCATAGACTTGAGTCTTGGTTCGAAAGCTTCTTCTAAAGCGGCTTTTGCGTTCGCAATAGCAGTTTCTTTAAGTGCTTTTGCGTCAGCGATTGCTTCTTTAAGCAGATCTCTGTTTGCCATAATTACCTCAAAATTTAGTTTGTGGAGTACGCCTATTAGGAGACGTAATAAGAAATATTTAATTAGTGAATACTATATAGATCATAGTATATTGCTCACGTTACAGCTATACATATATAGGAAGATAGAAAAAACGCCCTCTTTTCAGAGAGCGTTCTTTGGTAGCGCCTCAGTACAGAGGTATTAGTCTAAATAACAAGTACAAGTGTTAGCACATAAAATTTCATTTACAATACTATTAACACTTTGGTATTTATTTATTTGAGTTAATTTACCTTCGGTTACAATTTCCATATATGAACCTGGGTTAGAGGGTGTTGAAACAAAATCCCAACATAATAATTCGAAGTCATCTTGTACTTCTAATACACCACCTCTATCTTGTAATGAACCCATTCCACGTGAGGATACACCTACAGTAATATTATTTTCAATTAATGCTTTTAAGATATTACCTGATGGGGTAGGTAAGATTTCAATTTTACCTAATACTTCATCTCCATCCCACCACATTTCAGTAATATTATGGGATACATTTTTTAAGTTAATAACAGATGATTCTGGGTGGTCTAATTCACCTAGTGCTCTGTTTTGTTTAACTGATTCCATGTATCTATCGATCTCACGTTCCCATAGTTCTTTTGGGTAGTAACGACCATTACCATTTTTTACTTCAGCAGTTGCTAGGATACCCTCAACCATAGGATTACCTCTATTAGAGAGTTTCCCTTCAGTTAACATTAAACCCTTAGGTTTAAATAGTTGAGTTTCTACTAGTACCTTTTTCATCTTAGTAATCCATTTGATCAGCTTCGTCTACAACCTCAGTTTTAACGTAAGCTTTACCACACATTTTTTCATACAACTTTTCCATTTTAGCTTTTCTTTTTTCAAGCTCTTTAACTTCACGTTGCATTTCTTTCATCTTAGCTTTGTCTACTAATTCAGATAGATTATCATCTTCTGTAACCATTGAAATTCTTTCATTTTTAGTAGTAATAGCTTCATCTAAAGCTTCAATTTGAGCTTCTAAAGTAGTTACTTTACCTGCTTTCTCAATTTCCGACAATTTAGAATCAATTGTTTCTTTTTTAATTTTTTTACGACCTTTATCTTTTGATTTATCACCTGAGTATTTTCTGTCACCATCAGCTTTTTCCATGTTTTCAGAATCAGCTCTACGTTGTGCCATATCTTGCTCTTTAGAGCCATGTTTCATACCTAATGAATCATCTAATTCATCATTATATCCTTGTTTTTCTTGAACAGGAATATTTATAGGTTGAACATCAACATATCCACTAAGTGTTTCGTTTAATAAATCTTTTAATTTAGCCATTGTATTTTCTTTTATTTTAACTTCTTCCATACCTGAAGAAGCATATTTACCTTTAAGAGGTTTATCCGATACTTTTAAACCAGGAGTATCTTCTGTATAGCCTATACCTTTAATACCAAATTGAGCATTAGTAGCATAGTAAGTTCTATCATCCATCATATTTTTAGCTACAATGGCTTTTAATTCATCTACGGTTTTATCTCTATTAGCAGGATCTTTCATTTCTGTGTAATATCCTTGTAAAAAAGCTTCACCATATAGGTTATCGATAAGTTTAGGATCTTTATAATCATAGCCTTTAGTTTCCATATCGACTACTTCTTTATTAGGCTCCTTAGCTACAGCTTTAATTGCCTCATCTTTTTTTCCGGCTGCAGTTTCTTCAGCTAGAAAACTTTCCCAATTAGCAAAAGGATTAGCAGTTTTTTGAGTAACTACACCACCTACACCTTCTGATAAGATTGATTTTTGTTTCAATACTTTTACTGCTGTTTTAAAGTCAGTTAAATTATTAAATAGGTTAGGAAACTGCATTTTAGCAGATTTCATAAACACATCTTTGTGCCCTTTTCCTTCTTTAATAAGGTTGTATTGTTCTTGTAGTGTTTTCATTATTGTTGTTTTAATAATTTATCAATGTCTTTTAAATAATCTAAAATTAAATCAGTAGCATATACAACACCATATGATTCTGGTTTATCTTGATAGTAAGCTATTGTTTCATCTTTAGCTTTATCTATTAAGGGGTATAAACTATTTAATCGTTTTTCGATATCTTGAAAAGCGGCAATACGTTTTTCTTGGTATGCTGCTCGACTTTCATCGCGTTCTTTTAAATTTACTTTATACTTATACATATTACTTCTTCCCCCATAAATATTTAACTTCTATACCTGGTGTAGAATGAGGTTTAGGGACTAATTTATAGCCAAAATCTCTAACCATAACACCCCCATCAGAATATTTACCTTTCTTTTTTTTGGAGAAAGCTTTTGGAGTTGCATACTGAGCACCAGTGCCAGCTTGAGAGGTAAAACTATTACCCCCACCAGCAGTACTAGTTTCGTCTAGCCCTTTAATACGAGCATATTCTTCAGATTTATTATTACGTAAATATGTTCTTAACTCATTTCTACGTCTTCTAATATCTAAATAATGATCTTTAAAAAAAGGTTCACCTGTTGCATCTGCTACTGATTTAGCAGTTTGCATTAAATCAGTAATATCTTTAAATAGTTTTTTATAATCTGCAGTGTAATCAACAGACCAAGAAATTTGACCCGTTTCTGGGTCAATTTTAGTTACAGTAGTTTTTATACCACCTTCTACTTTAGTATCACCAACTTTACGCATGGGCTACTTTTAATTCTTCTACTAATTCAAGATATTGAAGAATATTTACAATGTTTTCACTTGTAACTTTAGATGTTTTATCTAACTCTTCGATTAAATTAGATACCTCATTAATTTTAATTTGAACTGCTTTATCAGTAATTTGAGAAGACAATTCGTTTAGTTGAATTTTAATTTTATCTACTTCAATATTATAAAATTCTCTTAATACTGGGGTTGAATCAACTGAATTAACATATTGTCTTAGTACTTCTTTTTGACTAGTATGTAAAGTATCATATTTACCATTGAATTTTTCCATTAAAATTCTATAAGTAAGCATACGAGTATCTTTATCATACGATTGAAATTCTTTTAATACTTCAGCTTCAACTTTTTCTTCATTAATATTTGAAGTAGAAAGATGCTCTAAAAGAGTCATTTTATTACTTACAATAATATTAGTATCTACTAGAGCTTCAGTATTTTGAACTTCACTTAACATATAATAAGCAGCTTGTACTTTGTAATGTGGAAGTTTAGTTTTAAAGAATTCTTCTAAATTATAGCTAGTCTTAATCTCATTAATTAAGTTATATTTTTCTTTTTTAAGAGCTCTACGATTTAATTTTTTAGAAGATTCTAACAACGTTTGGATTAAAACATTAGCCTTACTTTCAGTAAGAGTTGTAGTTTTAGTTAACGCTTCGAATAGTTTATATTCCTTTCCTAATTCAGATTTAACGAAATATTTTTGGATTAATTTAATGGCAGCAGATTCTACACCATTAAGTGTATCAGCAGTTACTTGACGAACCAATAATTCGAAAAGGATACCAGTATTTTTATACTTTGAATGTTTAATGTTCATTCCTACTAGGATTTATTATAAATATATAAGGAGATATTACTCTTTAATGTTTTTTTCATCTAACAAAGATTCTTTTGACTTATCAGATTTAAAGATTATTTCTTTATTCATATTTTCTAATAAAGAACGATTTTTTAAGAATTGTTTTTCAGCACTTTCTCTAAGACCAGGTTGATCGTCTATTTTCATTTCTTTTTTACCTAAACGATCTTTGCCAAATACATTATCTTGAGTATTAATATTAGATACTTTTTCCTCAGGACGACCTAATGGTTTTTTCTCATCATATCCATCTGGTAGATTTGATGGGTCTGAATCCATTCTACCACTTCCATATAATGAAGCTAAATCATGTGGTGTACCATATGAACGTCCTGTTGTTAATGGGTCATTACCTTCAGTTTCAATTTGAGCTAAACGGAATCTACGTTTTTGATCTTGGGCAATTAAATCTCTATATTCTTCATACTGGTCTTCACTTAAATGGAATATATGCTCATAAATCCAATCTGTGGGAAGCAATTTATTTTCCATCATTTGTGAAGCTAGATCTACTTTTTCTTTCATCAATGCAATCTTTTCTTGATCATATATGATAGAAGGTGTAGTTAAATCTAGTTCAAAATTAGTCATTTGTTCGTCTCTATACCCTTGAGCATATAAATGAACTAACGCAATTTTATATAATTCTGAAATTAGAATACGTTGAATGCGATCAATGGTACGACCAAAACGAATATCTTCAGCTGCTAATGTAGCTTTACCTGAAAGGTCTTTATCATATCCCATAAATGCTTTAGGCACTTTAAGGGCAGCAAATAATTTTTCTCTTAAATATTCTACATCTTGAATACCATCGTATGATAAACCAGGTGTTGTTTCAATTTGAGTTGCTTGATCATTCCCTCTAACTGGTAGATAGAAATCTTCAAGTAAGTTTTGCATGTTGTATTTTAAGTTATAATCACCGGTTTTCTCATCCATGTACGGAGTACGTTTTAAGGTTGAGATAGTTTTTTGCATGAAGTTTTCTACTTCATTTGGTGGAATAGAACCAACATTAATTTTAAAGATACGTTTTTCAGGTGCGCGTACAATTCTATGAATTAACATAGCATCTTCCATTAACGCATATTGCTTATATAATTTACGACCTGGTTCGATATATGATCTACCATAAGGTAAATAGTTCATATCCGAAAGTAAACGGAAGTGGGCAATTTCATAATTATCAAAAGTAACCATACTAGCGTTTTGCTGGTTTGGTACACTATAATAACCTGAAGAAGAACCACCATAAAAACCATCTGGATTGTAATTAAATATTACTTTAGATGGATTTTCTGGGTCAAAATTTTCTTGTCTTTCAATGTGGTAGGCTGAATATGGTATTACATTATATACACCAAATTTTTCTGAAATCTCTAGTTTAAGGAAGAAATCACCATACTTACACATTTGACGAGTCCAAGACCAAAGGTTAAACTCAATATTTAATACGTCGTAAAATAAGTTATATAAAATTTTCTGAATGTCTTCATCGGATGATTTAATTTGTAATACCTCACCCATGTCATTTTTTAATGTACACTCATCAGCTACAATATCAAGAGCAGAAGCTACAATAGCATCTGTATCCATTACATCATAATCTGAATACAGCATAGTTCTCATATACTGGTAGTTCATGTTAAATTGAGCACCGTATAATGAGGTTGAAGATGGATTTTGGTAAACTCCTCTATATCTATCCATTAAAGAGTTTGTAGCAAACTCACCAGAAGTTTGTATGTGATCGGTATCAATAGTTTTTAATTGATTTCCACCTACATTACGGATAACAACATCCGAGGAGAATAATCTTTGTAATCTAGTAAATAAGCCTTTATCAGCCATAATAGTGTTTATTATTATAAATATTATCTAAAGAAGCCAACTAATATCTTCTTGGTTTCCATTTACATCTTGTATATAAGGATTATCAACATTATTAGCATTATACCCACCTTTCCAAGATACTTTATTAGTAGCTATACTATTTAAAGCAGCCTTACTCATATCTAAATGTTGTTGGCTAAATTTAAATGATGTATCACGCATAAACATACCAATACCAAATGACATAACTAAATCATCATTATAGCCTGGTTGGGCTTCAGCGCGTCCATTTTTCCACATGAATACTTTCATTTCTTCAAGTAAACGTTTTGATTGAATAGTAACAGATTTATCATTAACATATTCTTGAAGTTTACCTATTATTAAAGGTCTAACTCTAGATGTCATACTAAATCCAGGAACCATTTTACTTGTATCCATATATTTATCAAAATACGAATCTGCTCTTGTGGAATCACTTTTAGTTGAGTAATAAAGATTAATATACCCTCTGTCTATTACAGTTTGAATAGTTGCCCAACCAATTGAAGCATTCTCTATTACTAATAGGGCTTCATTATATTCAGTAGCTATACCTACTAGTAAATGACCAAATTCTTTAGTGCCTAATTGTCCTTTATATTCAGCAACTTGAGTATTCGTTTCAATATCAATAACATGGAACGCAGAATAATCTTTCCCATCTCCACGAGCAACGTCTGCAACAACAAGGTAGGTTCGAGAATAGTCAGCTGGTTCCCAAATCCATAAATTTTGATCAGCACCTCGTTTTTCGAGGGGATCTTTAATATAAGTTTGCTCATAAAATTCTAAGTATTCAGCATAGAATACAGTATCACCTGAGGTGCTAAAATCACAATCACATTCTTGTGCAGCCATTCTAGGATCACCTAATAATTCATCTTGTCTATCTCTCCATGTTTGATCACGCTCTGGATGGACATACCAGGGAAGTTTAATAGGTAAAAAATCATTTTCACCATTTTCTGCCCTAACCCAAGTTTGATGAAACCAGTTACCTGTACCATAAGGAGTAGATAATGCTATACACCCACCACCAGTAGCAAGTGTTTGTTGAGCTGAAGCCCATATTTCACCAATATTTTCAATAAATGCTGCCTCATCAATTAATAGTAATGATACTGCTTCTGATCTACCAGCATCACTACTTGCAGATGTTGCTTTAATTTGTGATCCATTACTTAATCGTAATGTTAATTTATTATTTTCAAGTGCATCTATTTTAAGCCAGGAAGGTAAATTTTCATACATAAATTTAACCTTCGTAACCATGTTTTTAGCTGTATCTTGTTTTGTTGCTATACAAAGTACGTTTTTATCTTTATGAAATAACATTAGCCATAAAGAATAACCAGCACCTAAAGTAGAAATACCTAACTGTCTAGATTTTAGTACTACTGAATAAGGATTTTCTTGGAATAATTTTAATACTTTATCTTGAAATGGATATAGGTTAAATGGAATACGCCCACGTTGAGGGTGCTGTATGTAACAGTACTTACGCATAAAATGAACTGGG